GGTGGCGCTCAAACGCAACCCACCTGTTGAACTGCTCGAATCTAGCAACTCTTTTCTTGTGAATCTTTGCAAGTTTGATGTGGGCCGTACAGTGAAAGCGCTCCAACATTAGCGCTTCCAGGTCAATGCCAAGCTCATCACCCCAGTTCACTTCAGACATTGTGACCGCCAGGGATATTAGGCCACGACATTTCTCCGCGCAACCCGCTCGCCAAATCATGGCGGTTGTACCGATGGAAATAGCGCTCAGAAGCTTCAGGCCTACGACCTAACAGTTGGGAGGCCATGATCATAGACATCCCATTCTCAGTCAGCCACTCAAACTCCTCGATGAACTCGTTACCCTTCCACGCTGTCATGCGGTGAACTTCCTAGGAAGCATCCGGTAGGTGGAATCGGAGTAATGAATAATCTGACCTTTCGAGCAACCCAGGATTAGCCCACCCTGTGTGCGAGCGCGGCCTAAGAAGCTGTCAATGTCTAAAATCCTGTCAACCCGATAGCTGTTAGAGAATCGTGTGCCACCCTTCTTCTTGACCTGAACAATGTCACCAATTTGAATGTTATTTATTGTGGCTGGGATGTAGCTAGTCATTTTGATTTCCCTTTCATTTGACTTGTGATTACCACTATACACAGTTATCCAGGCAACACAACTACTTGCAACCAAACTCCCCAGCCCTACACTCCCAATGCTCACCCAGCTCATGCAACTCCTCCACCCACGCCCGAGGCTTCACAGAAACACCATCACGGCGCACAACCTCCCAAACAGCCTTAGCAGTCACAAAACCAGACCTCGACTCCTGATAAGCAGGAATCAACGCGGCTTCACACTGCTCAAAAGAAAACCCGCCCAACACCCGCAACCACATCTCCACCATGCCCTCATCCACAGGCTGACGATCCAACGAAGAAACCATCGTCAAAAGCTTGCTCACCTCATCACGGCGCATCAGCCAACCTCCCTGATAGTCACACCAAAGTCATAAACCCCAGACTCCAGCACCCCCCGCTTAGCTTGCTCCTCCGCCACAATCCTCTGATGCAATACGGCAGCGTTTTCGGCGTTAGTAAGCTTCCGACCACGCTCAGGCAAAGGATCGTTCTCCCAAGCATCAGCGTTCAACCAAGTACTTGGGTTCTTCGTATAAGCCTGCTCCCGGTTTGAATCGTTGCGATACCGCTCAGCACCCTCAATTATCTGCTCAAGAGTTGTACGCCCCAAAGCCTTCTCGAATGCTTTGCGAGCTACAGGCTTGTCATCCTTTTTAGGGTAAATAGACCAGAAACGCTCAAAATCACGGTCACCAGTGTTCTCAAGATTAGTGTTCTTAACTGTAGTTTTATTAGGAATTAGTTTTCTATTGTGAGGTGGGTTTCCCACAGTGGGCTGACCCACAGACGGGAACCCGTCAGACGGGAACCCGTCAGGCGAAAACCAACCTCTAGCATCCTGAAGCTCATACCGGTAAGCACCCAGACTGTTATCGGCTTGCCGTACCCGCTCCAAGTGAAGAAAGCCAAGCTCCTCCAACTTCTTCCGAGCAGATCGCAACGCCTCCCTGCCCATCCCACTCTCTCGAATCATCTGAGCATCGAGGATGTGATAGCCAACCTTGTGGCTCAACAGGTAAATGAGCAACAGCTTCGCGTTCGATGGCAGCTCCTCATCGCGTATAAGCGCGTTAGGCACCATCGTGAAGTTCCCATCCATCGGGAACTCTGGGCGGTAAATCCCTGGTTCTATGTTCATTGTCTAGCCCTTCTATCGGCTAGAATGTTACTAGCCGATGCTCTTTTCATCGGTTTACTGATGGCCTCCTGCACTCCACCTCGCGGGGGGCCATCTCTTATTCAGTTATAGCAACACCCTACACCCAACAGTGTAATCAAAATGGCACAGGTTCCGCCACCATTATCTTCCACCCGTTAGGCAGCAACACCCACCACCTGAACGCCACACAATCGAATACAGGGTGCTCGAGTGACTCCCACACCGGGAGCTTGTGACCCCAGTGACGCGCATCACGCGCCACCAAGAAATCCGACTCCATCGCCCCGTTATACAACCCGCACACCATCATTAAGTTCTCAGGGATGTCGAGGAGCTTGGATCCACCCATGCCCCTGTTAATCCTGTGGTGTGGCACCAGGTCATCCTCGCGCCCGCAATGCCAGCAGTAAGGGTCACGCCCTTGAACCTGTTTCAGAATCTTCTTCGGGATTGCCATGCCTACAGTCTACCTAAGTCACTTCCAGGCAGCCCCGCATCGGCACGAACACGCGGATGTGGCTTGCAAATAGTATGCGGCGGGTGCTTTGCGGGCTGAATCTGCGCGAACGCGCGACTGTCGTTTTACCGCTTGCTTCCCTTGAATGACAGTAACACCACACTTAAATGACAGCGCGTACACACATCCATGTATATGTGTACAAAACGTTCCATGTATATACGGAAATCAGCATCCGTGTATATACGGAAATTAGGTGTCAAAACCCTATCCTTGGTTACAGGATTCGTTACCCAAGGCTATCCTCTTCGTGCTCCATGTCGGGCCACTGCACAGCGTTGCGTTTCTTCGCATCAATGGCATCAAAGTAAGTGCCCTCAAGGTTTGTCTCTAAATGCTCAATCACGCTCGAAGCGAAAGCTAACTCCTTCGACACCGTGCTTTCGGCGTCGCCCACAAAATCAACATGCTCGTAATAGAAGTCCCAAACAGTTTGGAACGCCTCACGCTTGACCCGAAGCTCCTGAGCGATTAGGTGATAGCAGTGAGCCATCCCTGCGATGAACTGCTCATCATGATCCGTCATAGTTTCATCTCCGCCTGCATCAGCTTTGACATGGTGGCCTGCGCCATCAAAGCAGACTCGATAACCCGCAACTTAGTGCGAACCCTATTCACCTGCGCCTTCGCAATATCCCTGTCAAACCGGATATCAGCACACCTCAGCTTCGCGTGCGCTTGCCGTTCAGCGACAGACCCAGACTCCGAAAGAAACGCACTTGCCTCAGCCGTGTCCAAATCCTTCTCAGCCTGAGCCAAAGTAGCCTCCGCAGCATACAAAGCCTCAACACCCTTCTTGTTCTCAGAAGTCAGCTCCGCAATCTCCTGAACTATCTCCGATACCATCACAAACCATCACCAACCTTCTACACAACTCGATACGCCAGAACTCACTTGCCACCGGATCGTTTGCTCTTTGTGCCTCCAGGTACGCTTGTGTCAGCTCCGTCACGCTCGCCAGCAGGGGCAAGTTGTTCCGCATAAGCCTTCACCTGTTCTAACACTTCGAGGGGCGCACCAGCTTTCGATGCTTCCCCCCATAGTAAACGCAGGCGGTCTTTATCTGTCAGCAGTTTTGCTTCAGCAACCCAGTCGCGGGCCTTCTCACGCTCCTCGAACCGTTGCACCTTCTCCATCTCCTCACGGGAAGCACGCTTGTTCCCCGAGTACCCTGCATTAGCTAACGCGCGACCTATCGAACTTGTTTCGCACACCTCGAGGGCAGAGGATTGCTGAGGCCCACTAGCGCTGTCCACCTCATAAGCCAAACCTGTGGCCTTAGGGCAAGCGCGTTCCAAATCCTCACCAGAGAAGAACACAAGCGACTTCACCACCCACAGCTTCTCAAGCCGATACTCAGGCAGGGTTTCATTCTCAGTGATGATTCTGCCGTCAGGGTGATCCGCATAGAAGCGTTTTATACGCTCCTCCACAGTTTCATAATCTGCCAGATTGAACCTAGCCATCACTTACCAACCTTTTGAGCCAAAATGCGCCCCTCAAGTTTCCAATAATCACGCCACGACTCATGAGGCTGCGAACCAGTCCGCAAATCCTCCACATACTTAGTGGCAACCTTCAACAGGTTCTCATCCTTCTTATCCATGATTCACCCTTTCCCATAGTTGTTCAGCTGTGTCACGCAATAGCTCAATCATGCCCTCATCCCGTTCCATCCACAAACTCTGTGGCTCAAACCATGCCGGGGCGAAAACCCCATCCACCTCAATCCGCATCATCCACGCAAACAAACACCGTTCCGCACCCGTCACATGTAGCTGCCATTGCACCTGCCTGCGGTACTGGATGGGGATAACACCGTCAGCCCAATCCTTCCCTGTGGTCTTTATCTCCGCAATCATCGTGTGATCAGGGGACAGGCCATCAGGGGTACAGTAGTGGTGAGGGAACCTATCGTTTCTGATAAGCCACTCATTAGGGAGAATCCCAAACTTAGTGTGAACAGTCCTCGCAATCACAGGCTCATAATCCCTACCAAAAGCCATGTAAGGGTTATCAGGGATCCGTGTGTCATCCACATACTCTGCCACCGCCTGCTTGAAACCTGCAGGTGTCGCAGCCTTCGCAACCTGTGTAGCCGTCACCCCTCCCCTGCGAGCCAACAACCAACCCTGAGGGAAATAGTGTTTATTAGCTATGAACCGTTCAGCTGTAATCACCGCGCACCCACCTTCCTTTAGCAACCTCGTAGGCTGCGTTCACTGTGAACTCATCAAGGGCGGAAACCGCTGCGGTCACTTCCCTGTGAGCCTTGTCCCACACATACCCGCTGTCAGACATTGCGCAATTCCACCCTTCAAGGATTAGGTCAGCTAACCCTTCCACCGTCATTGTTTCCAAAACTGTTCCCCCTCCGTTACGATAACTGTATGAGCAACCACAGACAGTCCCCACATCACAAACTGCGTGACGCAATAGACAGTGCAGGTGGTGTGCCCTGCATGGACTGCCCTGATGTGTTCTTCCCCGAGGACTTCCCAGACAAACAGACCAGGGAGTATGCCACCAAGGTGGCCCGCAAACTCTGCAACCAGTGCCCTATCAAAGAACAATGTTTTGCCTACGCTACTGAAGCAGATGAGCGTTATGGGGTGTGGGCTGGAACTCTCCCGTCCGAGCGTTAGCCATCTTCCTCAACGTCCTCGAACTGTGTGAACATAGCCCAAGCGTTCAAATGTAACCGCAGCGCGTGAGCCTGAGTCCGAGTCAAAGACAAAGTGCCAGGCTCCTCCATCGCCCACACATCATCCCGCAACCGCACATTCACATCACGCCCATCAGACTTCAAATCCATCATGCTTGCACCCCGCTCAGCTCAACCCTCACCGGTGACCGCAACCACTTCCTCACAGTCCTCACCGGCATATCAAACATGTTCGCAATCTCAGGCACTTCAACCCCAAGGTTATCCAAACGGATCGCCCGCAACTGGCAGCGGGCCAACACCTGTGAAGCATAAGTGACAGCAACATCAAGCTCATCACCCAAAGACCGCACCTCATGCTGTGTCAGCGCAGAAAGTTTCTGTTCCTCAACCTCAGCAGACAGTTCACCCATCAGCTCAGGTGTTATCTCATCCAATGTGATTTCCATTAGTCATTCCCTTTCAGTAGTTTCATGGAAGCCCAGGCAACCAAACCCAAGCCAATAAGCGAGGCACCATTGATAGGTGCCAGCGGGTCAATCATGCCTGGCGCGAACAGGAACACAGCGCCCGTGACCATCAAAACCCACCCCATCAGAGTGCCCCCACCAAAAGTGCAACACTTCTCACAAGTGCAGCACCGACCAAAGCAATACCGATAAGCAACCAGCCCGTCACATACTGTGAGAAACGCTTCCGCTTGTGGAGGTCACACCTCAACACCTCGGACACCTGCAAAGCAACATGCTCCGAGGCAGGCTTAGGGCCACCGCGCCACGCCTTCAACGCAGCGTCCATCATTCGTTCATCGGTCATGATGAGCCAGCGCGCCTCATCAGATAGGGCATGCCGGTGCATGTGATCCCATTCCACAATCTCGCGCAGTCGCGGGTCATGGATGTCTTGCAGTTCTATCTCTAGGTTCTTGAAAAAGCCCATTAGTTTTCCCTTCCTTTAGGCAATAACAAAACCGTACACCGATATACACAGTTTCCGCAACATTTACTAACACCGGCGTGTATAGTAGTGCCCATGATGAACCCAGGAAACTACGATCTAGACTCCATGAGCCTGCAACAACTCGCAGACCTCCGAGAGTGGCAACTGGAACGCCTAGAAAAGGTCACCACAGCCCTCAGGAGCCGTGTACAGACCGAATATGAGGACACCGCGAACATCAAGGCGCTCGCTAAAAAAGCGGGCGTTACAAGGCGAACAATCTACGCCTGGCTTGGTCAGTAACTACTGGCAGGAATCGCACTGCAGTAAATCCATCGGATCTACCGGCACGTCATAATCTGCCACACGCTCAACAGCGTCTAGGTGTGCCATTAATTCTCAGCCTTGTCATACTGCAACACGGATGTCAGCAGGGACATGACACCGGCAAGCGCGGCCACACTACCCACATTTGCCCAATCCACATCAAACAGGCCCACAGCTCCCACAGAAATTGTTGCAATAGCAACCTGCGCCACAGTCTTGATCGCACGCTCTCCCGCGTAAGCCCAATAAGCTTTCAATTTATCCATCAGGGTTCTCCTCTTTTGAATGAAACGATTTGTCCTCCCACACAGCACCAAACACATAGGAGGTGAGTATCAAGGTTACCAGGGCAACACCGCCCGTAACCAAATCACCTGCACCCACTTTGTCCTGCCACACAGAAATGATGGAAGCAATGAGCATGATGACCCCAAGCCCGAAGCCTGCGAAAATGTAGCGCCTGCGAATAGCCCAAGAAGGTTTCACCTGGTCATCACCGCGATCAGGGGGGACACTATGGCTGCTAGGAAACCGAAACCTCCGATTGCTTGCCACATCCGCATCTCAAGTTTCCGGATCCGAACCTCGTGGTCATCAATTTTATCTTCAGAGTCCGGCAACGAGTTAGCGATTTTCTCCAGCAGACGGCCCTGCCGTTGAACCTCAGAATATATATCCCGCATTGAGACCCTTACCGCTCCCGTTTCGTGTTCGTCGGTCACTTCACTGCACCCCTAAGCCGTTTGAAGCCACGTTGGAGCGCAGCGGAGGGTGTCCATTTAGGTGCAGGCTTTGCGGGTTTCATCGGCTCCGGCCTCACCGGCTCAGGTTCGACAACCTCAACAACAACAGGCTCAGGGACCGCAGGAGCCTCTGTGACGAGATAAGGGACCGGGTCCGTTGTGTCGCCCCAGGTGCGACTGTTGCGTAGCTCCCAGTGCAAGTGAGGCCCTGTAGAAGCGCCCGTGTTCCCTGAGTAAGCAATAATGTCTCCGGTTTGTACCGTGTCCCCCACAGCCAATTCAGAAGCCTTAGCCAAGTGGTAATAGACCGTGTGCCAGGTGCCTTCATGCCGGATAATCAAGTTATGTCCTGCGGAGGATGTGCGCGCCTTATGTGCGACAACACCATCAGCGGGTGCCGTTAGCCGTGTGCCTGTGGGCAAGGCAACGTCCACGCCGTGGTGAAAAGTTCTTTTCCCTGTGATGGGGTGTTTCTTCCGCCACCCGTAGGGGGACCGGGTGTTGATTGTGTAACCGGAAGGCCAGGGTTCAACTAATTTCATTAGTTTAGCCTCCCGTGAAAGTTGAAAACAAAAACATGACGCCCCCAAAACACATCAACCGTAAAGCACCCGAACCTCTGAAGCAAAACACCCCACTGTCTTGTACCGCCCACCTGAGGATGGTAGTGGATGTAGTGGACTCTCCCGAAGCCGAGGTTTAGGTGCCGGTCTTTTCTGCCAGTTCCGAGGTTAGAAAGTTTCATCAGTGACCTCTACCCAGTCACCAGCTTGCTCATCCCAAACATGTACACCCTCAGCAGGGTAGGCGATAGGTGCAACCCATAGGCAGGTGTCTTCGTCGAGTACCCACGATTCAAATGGTTGTGGCGGGATGAAAGCATTGCGATTTTCATCGTACGAATACCCTATCCCCGCGTAGTTGTACCGGAGCGCTTTGGACTGGTCGGCGCTTGGCTCCCCATCCGTGTAGTGAACCCCGCCGGAAGTGTTGTACGAAGTTTGAAAGCAGGCTTGCCCCCTGAACTCGCCATAATAAGTTTCCCAGCTGCCGACATTTTCTACAAGGTCATCCTCATCCCTGCCGACAATAACCTCAGTCACAATCTTTTTACTATCTAAAAATGCGTAATGTGCCATCAGTTACCCCTAAGCGCTTGCCGTAATTGTGTCCGTGCCAGCGGTAAAAGTTGTCACCTTAAACCCGCCCGAAGTTGAAGTGGAGGATGTTAGTCCGCCACCGATGGTCAAGGTAACACTGTCGGGATATTTCACAATTACGATACCCGAACCACCGTTTTGCGTGCCGGTAGCAAGACCACGACCACCAGCACCGCCACCAGTGTTAGCAGTACCGTTTTGGTCAACATCACCGCCACCACCTAGACCAGGGTTAGACGAGGTGCGAGCACCAGCACCGCCACCGGCACGATAAACGCTCGAGCCAGTAATTGCAGACTGAACACCGTCGCCACCGGGGCCTGACACGGCACCGGAAGCTGTCCCATCACCACCAGCCTCTGCAGCACCACCACCACCACCACCAGACGAACCAACACCGCTAACACCAATACCGCGACCACCCGCGTAGCCTTGCCCAAAAGTACCTGCGCCACCGTTACGGGTACCGGCACTATTAGAAGAACCACCACCACCAGAACCGCCAGAATTGCCAACGGTATTAGTGTTGGTTTCCCCACCACCCAAACAAGTAATCCCGCCAAAAACAGAGTTTGAACCGTTAGACGAACCAGAACCACCACCACCAACCGTCACCGTGTAAGCAGTACCAAGCTCCAAAGTTGCAAGTTGCTCCGCGCTAAGCCCCCCACCAGAGTCCTCACCAGGAACATTAGAACGATAACCGCCAGCACCGCCCCCACCAGTGTTGACTCCAGAAGTGCCACCACCACCAGCCACCACAACATACTGAACCTCAGGCCCAAAATTATCCGGAAGAAACGCTTTAGCGCTTGCCACATTGGTTTTAGCAAATTTGCCGATACTAGACCGGCTCATACTTGTTACAGCCACAACAAGCCCCCCTAAACTGTTACTTCAGCACCGAAAGCATTGACGCTCAACCGGTCAGCAGTACCCGCCGAAACCGTCATCACATCAGTAGCCAACATCGTGATACCCAAAGTCAGCGTGGTCGAATCGTTCCCAGCAACCGGCACATCATAAGCAATGTAATGCTGGTTAGAAATCGCATCCCCATCCACACGGATAGCCAGGCGGAAAGTTGTTGCGCTCGCAGTCCGGTTAGCGATGATAACCGTGCTGACAACCGTCTCAGTCGAGGAAGGACAGGTGTATAAGTCCGTCAGCGAAGTCGTAGTCAGGTCAAGCTGACCAAGTGATTTATATGATGTTGCCATTATTATGCCCCCATGAGTAGAAAGTTAGTTTCGAAACCGCCGCCACCGGCACCGCCACCTGCAACCCAGGCACTCCCAGTATAGAACTGCAACTGCGCCACATCCTTCAAGAAACAATGCTGGCCCTCCCCAGGGGAAGTGATCGCAGCGTCCCGAGCACTCGCATTAGCAAACACAGTGATTACCTGGTCTTGAAGGAAGGTCTGCACATTAGCAGCCGTCAAAACCTCGCCCGCACCAAAGGTGCGATATCCAGCAGGTGCGCCAGCCATTGTTCTCCCTAGAAAGCCAAAGCGTTATTACTGTCAAGTTTACCAAACACAGCATCATCCAAGACTAAGAAAGTCCAGTCTAGCGAACTCACACTAATGAACATGTCATGCCGTAAAGGTTCCAGCTCATGACTGATGCGAATAATCTGCCCATACTGCTCAATAGGGTCACCAATCCCATTAGGGGTGAAGGTGATGGAAACCACATCACCAATCTCTAACCCCAGGCAGGTGGCCTTATAGGTCACCCCCACAGTGTCCAGGTTCACACTGATAGTTTCAAAACGATACTCAGGGTCACCATACTTCTGCACCAGAAAATCTGCCAAGTTCTGCAACTGTGCCTCATTAGAAACCAGAGTATCCAACTCCACAGAGGTCACACCATAAGCAATCTGAGAACGGTCATTCCCTGCCTGTGCAGACAACTCACCCGAGGTCACAACAGCTTGGTTATACAACAGCTCAGAACCATAGTTTACTGCCGTCAAAGTGAACGGGATCCCTGTCCCATCATCAGTGAAATCTGTGAGCGCAGCAGTCGTAGGGGTAGCATCCAACCTGTCACGGAAAACCAAGTCACCATTCTTCGCAATGAACAGCAACCCCTGCTCACTCTCAGAAATCTTCTGCAAATACTGGAGCGCGTTCCCCTCGAACACGTCAGCGCCCAAAGTGCTTTCACCCACATCAATGCTGCGCTTATCCTCAGGCCACGCCACGCTCACCATATCCAGCACCGCTGACACACGCGCCCCAGACAGTTGCGGGGTAGCAGTCCCAGCAGTCAAAACCTGGCGGGCCAACAAAGTGAACTCATCGGTAGCAACAATCTCAGCGCGAGAACTCCCATCAGGGGAATAACCATAGTTCCAGTCATCAATCGTGGTGCTGATAACGCGCACCCCATCCACCGTCACACGCACCTCACGCCTCGGCACAATCGCACCAGCGTAAGGGGAAGCAGAATAGTTAGGGTCGAAAGCGCGATCCTCATTACTCGCAGTAATGTTTAGCGAACCAGAACTAAACCTGTCCAGGTCACGGTTCTTACCCCTAGTGGTATTCATAGTGATAACCCGTGAAGTAATATCCTTGAACACAGTCCCGCCGAGAGTATAGGTGGTGTTGTCCAGCACACCCGCCACAGGGTCATCAAGGACGAAACCCTCAACAGCCCCAAGCTCAACAACCGTAGCCATTACGCGCTCGCAAACACAGGGCCACTAGTGCGCTCATAGCGTTTGATAGCAGTCACAATCTGCTCACCAATCTGCGCCCCATTAGCACCCATCCCAGCGTTCACGGTGATATTGATTCTCGCGCCCCCACCCATCCGGTTGTTAGGCACAATAGTCCCAGAGCTTCCAGGGATGAACAGCTCGGGGCCAATCTCGCCCACAATGTAAGGGCTCCCACCAGATACCGGCCCACCACTAGCCCTACCAGGAATACGCACAGACTCAAGTTTTTGAATCTCAGCACCAATCACAAACTCCCTAATGGCGCTACCCAAATCACCAGCAAACCCCTGAGGTGTCATACCACGCATATCCTCGTACAGTTGGCTCAACTGATCTATAGTAGTAGTGCCACCCTTCCCCTGCAACAAATTCAGTGTGTCATTGATAATGCCCATGAAAATCCCAATGTTTTCCAGGAGCCTGCCCAAGTTACCCAAACCCTCTAGCAGGCTATCCTTCGTCAAGTCAGCCAGGAACCCGCCCACATCCGAATCCACAAAACGCTTAGCCTCAATAGCGATAATCGTGAACCCTGCCGCTATAGAAGCAATACCTGAACGGAACTTTTCGCTCTCGAAAATCTCTTTCACAGCAGGCAAAATATCTTCACTCAGGAGGTCTCCAAGTGCACCAACAATCTTCTCCACAGCCTCAAAGATTTTGATGAACCCTTGCTCAATGGGTTCCTTGTTCTCAATCATCCAATTAGAGAAATCGTCTAAGCGAGGAGAAACATTATCAAGAATCGCATCACCGATATTCAACAAGCTATCTTTAGCAGTAGCCATAGCCACAGCAAACTTGTTCTCAGTTGTATCTTGCATCACATCAAAGGCTTCCTGGGTGATACCAGCAGCATCATTGACAACACCAAAAGTTTCAGCAATGGTCTGACTGTCAGCATCGAGGATTTGGAACGCCGCAGAAGCCCCCTCACTCGATCCCAGCAAACGACCTAGCTGTTCGCGGTTGCCACCCAACTTCTCATCAAGCATGTCAAGAGCAGCAGGCAGACCCTCGCTGGCGATTGCGTTACGCATGTCCTCAGCAGACAACCCCACATTGTCAAGAGCTGTCTTTGTCTGCTCAGTGGGAACAACAAATGCCCTGAACAGTGCTGACATTTGAGTAACAGATTGTGCGGCATCACCATTAGTTCGTGTCAGGAGGGCAACCGCGCCACCCATGTCCTCAAGGCTTGCACCAGCCTGAACAGCAAAGGGCAAAACTCTACCAATAGAGGCCGCAAAAGCAGAGGTTTCAAAGTTACCCGCCCGAGCCGTAGCAACAATCACATCGGTTGCATCAGCCGCGCCGATAATGTCAGCGCCATAAGCGTTCACCGCACCAGACACAGCGCGAGCAATGTCCTCAGTTTCACCCAGGCCAGCAGTCGCAGCTTTCAGCGAAAACTCCAAAGCGTCGATAGCAGCAGCGCCACGCAAACCCGAGGAGGCAATGACGAACAAGCCCTCACCGGCTTCAAGCGCTCCCTTGCCGGTTTCAACTCCCAAGCGCCTAGCGGCCCCAGCCAGCATATCTAGTTCTTCACCAGTGACACCAACAAGACCCTCAACCTTTGCGATGGAGGTTTCAAACTGCGCAGCCTCCCGCACCGATGCCACACCCACAGCGGAGATAGCAGCAGCGGCAACCTTCGCCACATCCGCCGCAAAACTCCCAAACTTGCTCAGCGCATTACGCGCATTGTTCAAACCCTTTTCATCAAACTTAGTAACCAGAGGAATAAAAATAGCCATTAGAAACCCTGCCTTGCTTTCCTGATCGCGGCGCTTGCATCCTTCATATATTGCTTCACTGCACGCCTACCCAAGCCCTCAATGACTGGGTAATTCTTCACCGCAGAATCATAGGCAAAATACCCACCGCGCCCAGGAATCTGCTTAGCCTTACGAATCCCGCGATTGAACGCCTTGCCCTGCCCATTGATTGCGTGCTGAACCCCAGAGCTGCTGCCGCGATCATACACTTTCGAGAAACGCGCCCCAGGTCTACGACTCGAACCGGCAAGCTCAGCATAATCAAAACCAATACCACCAGTGCCCCTAGTGCCCCCAGTAAACTTCATAGAAAGAACAGCCCGAGTCCTACCGCCACCAGTCCTAAACTGCACACCCACTTTAGGCACACCAGTCCACCGAGTCACCCCATTATGGTTCATGCCCGAAAGGGGGGGAGTCTGTGGCACATCGTTAGCGATTGCCTGGGCCACCGGCTTGATTGTAGAACGCAAATCTTTCCGCAACTGCTTCTGGGTGTCATTGTCCATCTTGCGCAAAGTCGCAACAGTGTCTCTCAACCCTGTAACACGCATCTCAGTAGACAGCAAGACAGCTCCAATCCTGCTTCTATTCTATCGCTTGCCCTTGCGTGGCTTCCTAGACTGATTGCCCTTAGCAATGAGGGCACGCTGAATAGTCCACAACATTCGAGGATCTAGAGAAGCCAACTCATTAGGGCTGATACCAGTCTCAACTGCAATCTGGGCAACCATCCAATGTGCGGAAGTTTCACCGAGCCCCTTTATTCTTTTGGGTTAGAGGCCTCCACGCCTTCCACAGACTCAACCCACTTATCAAAAGTGTGCTTGCTCTCACCAGTGCGCTTGAGAACATGCCACGCCAGCCAAAGCAAGTGCGTGATTTTCATGTCCTGGTTCAAGCGGGCCACACTCAAATCAAAGTGCGCCTCAAATGCCACAAGGTCAGCAGCAATGCCACTGACCTCACGGTTTGTACCATCAAGAAAAGTTACTAGGAGATTGAAGTTCATACCCTAGACACTACCAGGAATTAGCTGGTTGTGCGTGTAATCCCACCCGATACCGGAAAGGAAACATCCTGTGTAGCCAAATCCCCGACATTGGAGCTGAAGGGAACAATTTGTGTGACCAAAGCGTTGAAGGAATAGCTGGGGTTTCCGGGACCAACAGCACCCGAGGTGGGCTTGACCACGATAGCGACCTCAGTGCCCAAAGCAGCGTGCAAGGTTTCGTCCACAGCCGAAGCGGCGAAGTCCTGGTGGAAGCTAAAGGTCACAGAAGCATCCTGCAAACCGGCAATGTAGGTGCGGGCTGCATCACCGAAAGCGGTGGTTTCCAGCTGCTCTTTGCTGATGTCTAAAGTGACAGCAGCAAGGCTGGCACTGAAGTCCACAGTGTCAATGGTAACTTCTAAATCTGTAGCTGCGAAAACTGCCACGATATCTCCTAGTCTGAATAAACCACAGCTGAAAACTCCGCTGCCAAGTATTGTTGCTCCCCTAATGTTATCGCACCCAATGAGGTCATCTCCTGCAAGCGAACATCAAAAGCGAACCCACCCAAAGTCTTATCCGACTGCACTGCGGTCTTGATTCCACCAGTCCCCGTGGAGGCATAAGCGTTCAAACGGGCCTGCGCTGTACGCTCCGAAACCCGCCCCACAATGACAGTGATCGTAAAAGTGTAAATCACCATCCCGTTCTTGAAAGCCTGGTCATAACTAACATTGTTCAACTGCACCACAGCGATAGGAGGGGAAGGGTTATCAGGGAGGTCAGCAGCCGTTCTCAGCCCCGAAATGGTTGCAAGGTTAGTTGCAAGCCCATCCCTAATGTCACTGATGCTCACGCGGTTC